ATGGCAACAAAAGGAACAATCCTCGTCACAGGGGGGACCGGCTACATCGGTTCGCACACCACGGTCGAGTTGATTCAGGCAGGCTACAAGGTCGTTAGCCTAGACAATCTCTCCAACTCCAACATCAATGTGCTTGAGGGCATTGAGGCAATCACGGGCATACGCCCTACATTCTACGAGGTGGACTGCAACGATGAGCAGGCCATCGAAGCTGTCTTTTCGAAGCATCCCGACATCCAGGGGGTAATCCACTTCGCTGCAAGTAAGGCCGTCGGAGAGTCTGTGCAGAAGCCCTTGCTCTACTACCGTAATAACCTCCTCTCGCTCATCGTCCTGCTTGAGGCGATGCAACGCCATGGCACGAAGGGGATTGTCTTCTCATCGTCCTGTACGGTCTACGGACAGCCCGAGATACTGCCTGTGACAGAGGATGCCCCTATCCAGGTAGCTCTATCTCCCTACGGTAACACAAAGCAGATCAATGAAGAAATCCTGCGTGATGCTGTCTATGCTGGTGCCTCATACAAGGTCATTCGCCTACGCTACTTCAACCCGATTGGGGCGCATCCCTCCGCTCTGATTGGTGAGCTCCCACTAGGGGTGCCTCAGAACCTTATCCCCTATCTTACGCAGACGGCAGCAGGTATTCGCCAAGAGCTCAGTGTCTTCGGTGACGACTACAATACGCCCGATGGCTCGTGCATCCGTGACTACATCAGTGTAGTGGATCTAGCGAAGGCACACGTGCTTGCTGTGGAGCGCATCCTGGATGAGGCAAAGGGAAGTGAGGCTCTGGAGACCTTCAATATCGGTACAGGTCGTGGGGTGAGTGTCCTAGAGCTGATCCGAACATTTGAGGCTGCAACGGGCGTGAAGGTGCCACATAAGATCGTTGGTCGTCGTGAGGGTGATATTGTGCAGGTTTGGGCGAACCCTGAGCGAGCCAATAAGATACTTGGCTGGCAAGCCCACGAGACTCTTGCCGATACCCTTCGCTCTGCCTGGGCCTGGCAGGTACGACTGGGAGAGAGCGAGAAGTAATATAGCTCCTGCTACCGCCTTGTCGTCTCACATTTCTAAGATTCGACAGACTTTCTCTCCACGCCTTCCTACATTGGCATTAAGGTAAAAT